CCTAAATCGACATTTGTAGTTGCACCTGTATAAGGAATATATCCAGATGCTGTTGCATAAAATGAACCATGTTGACCATCAAGTAAATCAGCATTTAGATTACTTACAAGAGTACTTACATCAACGTTTAATGTATGACTAAATACGTTTGTATATCTTTTTGCTCCTGTTCCTAATGTTACACCAGCATCACTATAAATTGAATCAACTCCAAAATAGTGAAAACATGTCATGTTTTCTAAATCTGGTGCAATTTTAAATTCTGAATTAGAAAATTCTAATCTTCTAAATCCATCTGAATCAGCAGCAATAATTGCATTAACATTATCTAAAAGTATATAACCACTTCCCACCTGCATATATGTGCCTGTGTTTATAAGTTCTAGTGTTGAAAAATAATTTGCATCTGATACTAAACCAGAACCACTTTTATGCAGACTTGAATCAATTAATTGTGCTCCATCCCAAATAGGAATATAGTCTGTAGATAGACCATGAATAGGTGAGTTTGCTCCACCACTAGAAGCACCACCAGTATTTGAAAAGCCTGTACCTTGATAAATACGTTTGTTACGTGCTATAACAGGTACATCTCTTCTATCAATATTAAGTGTTGACATATTAAAACGATTTATTTATAGTTAGACTATCTGGAAAAATCTCTTGCATAGTCAATTCTGATTTGTTGTTTGCATAATCGTGTTTTGCTGAAGTAATCATAAACTTCTTTCCATTGGTAGTTGAGGGTAGTGTGTATGTAAGATATCCTATATTGTTTGTTAATAATTTTGTTGTTGCTGTTAGTTCAATAGATTTGTTTTCATAATTACCTACATAAGAACGAAGCAATAGATTTTCAATATTATCTGTAACAGTTGCTCTAGTCCATTGTTTTATCCAAGAATATGTAGATGTAGAAACATCATATGTAAGTAATCCACCTCTTTCAATTGGGAAGTCATACACATTAGTTCCTTGAATTAATTCAATTGAAGAACCTTCATTTTTATATTGAGCATTCATGTAACCTACATATTCAGTATCAGATTCATTGACCATATGACCAAATAAGTCAACTATAGTTAGCCTAATATCCTTTATCCTTAAAGAAGGAACGCCTCTTACAGCACCATACATATCAAGGATCTGAAATCCGTATATCTCAAATTCTAATAAACCACCTGTTAATAGTGATTTTGGTAATGGTATTAGAAAATCATTTCTATCAACATTATTATCGTAATTATGATTTACATCTACTTTCAAATCAGTCCATCTATCTTCAATAGCAGCATACTGTTTTGAATAATCTGCAAGTCCTAATACTTTATTAGTTACAGGCAATATTAAATCTAATGTAGGATGGGTTGATGCATCAACCCATGTATCTCCTGGTATTCCAATGCCATACCAATATTTCATATCACCGATTTTTAATTTTGCAAGAAGTCTTACAGAACTAATTTGATCATTGGTTAAAGTATTATTCAAGTCATTAGAAATTCTAGGGTAAACAGATAATTCAATCTTTAATTTAAAATCATCTGTACCTATCACATTTGGTAATTGTCTTTTATATCTAAAATCGTAGACTAAACCTTCAGTATGAATATAACTGCTATTGCTAACAATATTTAAATAATAATCTTTAACCTCAGTATTTTCTCCATCAAGTCCTATCATTCCCATAAAATAACCATCCCTATCTTTTTCCCAATAAGTTGAGTTGTTTGTAGTAATATAGTCATATTCAGTCCATTGATAGTTTACAGCACCTCTAGTTGTGCTCATTCCACTATTATTTTTAAAGTCTTCAGAAGCATCATAATTTATTATTTCTTTCTCTTTGTAAGGACTATAAGCAACAACTGCTTTCTTAACACCAGGAATAATATTTAATGTTTGACTATTACTTGCAAACCCTATTGTATCAAGGTCACCTATTAATTCTGTAAGAGTAATATCAGTTACATAAGTATTTAGATTGTCTGTAAAGTATTGAACAATTCCTAATCCATCATTAACAATTCCTTGATTATCAAGTATGTATAGATTACTATTACTTTGTGTAATAAATGCACCATAGGGTTTGAGAATGCTTTCTAGAACCTCTCTTAAGGTACTTGCTTCACCATCTTCATTATAGAAATTAGAATTCATTACATAAGTATGATTGAGTAATGATTCACCTTCTCCATTTGTAACACCTGTAATAACTGTAGACAAATAAATGTATATGTAGGTAAAAGGCAGATTAAGTCTATTCAAAATAAGCTTTAGAATATCGAATTGACTTGATATTCCAGTATAATGAGAACCATCTAATTGAACATAATAAAGTCTATCAAGTAATGCAAACCCATCATTTGCAGTAATAGCAACTGAATAATTCTTTTGTCTTGAAATGTCTGAACTGAATATTTCAGTATCTAAATAACCACACCAGTTAAGAACACTATCGATATAATGTCTCACTTGATATTCTTGAATATTTGCAGTATATAAATCCATATATTGCATTGATGTTGTAGCAAACAAACCTAAGTCAGCACCACTACCTCTTACAGGTTGGAATTTATTTTCAAGTGATGGCATTGTTACAATAAAAGGGTCAGAAGCACCAATAACTTTAGTTGCCGAAATACCTGTAGATGTATCTTGCCATATTTCAACTGTATGACTTTTGTTGTCAACACTTTTGAAATCGTAGTAATATTTCTTTTGAAATGTACTCATTATCGTGTGCTATTTATTTTCTTTCCATAGTTGTTTAATACACCAACTAATTTGTCACCTTTTATTTCAAATTCTACTTGTCCTCTATTTCCCATCATTGATTGAGAAGTTATCATTGCAAATAGTTTTGCTTGTTGAGGTCCATTTAATACCATTTCGCCAGAGTTAGCCATAATAGGAACTTTATCACCTGAATATGAATTGCCTCCTACAACTCCACCATTTGCAAATCCTTTTCCTACAAGAGATGAAAGTGCTGAACCTGCAGCAATAAATGCAATACCTGATACAATTAAAGCAGTAGCAGAAGCAACGTTTCCTGGAATAAATATAGTTGCTAATGCAGTTTGAATTATTTCTGCCAAGCCACCCATGATTATTAATTGTTGTCCAAGAGATTGCATAAAACCACCAATAGAACTTAAAATACCTGCACCAAAGGATTTCCATTTATCTTTATTACTTGTTGATTTGTCAAACATATTTGCAAAAGCATCTCCCATCAATGCTCCTAAGTTTTCACCCATACTAACAATCATATTAGAAAGACTTTTATTAAAATCATTTAATACAATCTTCCAATCCATTATAGTTTTATTAACATGTGCAGGTTCTGGATCTGGAATTATAGTATACATGTCATCTCTTTTGCCTATAATAGTTTTGTCAAAATCTTTTTTAATGTTTAGTAAATTGTCTGCACCTGCTTTATATAAAATTGCTTCACCTGTTAAACGTCTATTTAATATTGAATCTGAAGAACTTATAACACCTCTTGTTTCCTTAACTTCTTTTCCAGTTTTACTTGAAGTACCAGTATTGTAATCTACATCAGGAACTTTTATTTTAGATAATGCTGTTTCAATATCCTTTATACCTTTTACATTAGTATTGATTCTTGTCTTAACAGTTGCAGCCAATAGTTCTTCACCAGCAATTTTTTCTTTCAATTTTTGTGCTTCACCAAAACTAAAATCCATTGCTTTCATTCTATTTGTATACACAATCTTTTCTGCCTGAATACCAAGCAATAGATTTTCATATGATAAACTGTCAGTATATTTGTCAGAATAAAGTTTAACTAACATTGATTCATAAGACATTGCTTGTGCCTTACTTCCTAATGCAGAAATGTAATTATCAATAAGATTTTTACCATTTTGCGTTCCAACATTAGCTAATGTTAGACCACTTAAATATTTAGGGTCAAGTGCAATTAATTCGCCCAACATTCTCTTTTTATCTGCTAATGAGTTGTTTTCATTTTTTATAGAAGCAACCAAACTTTCAATATGAACTTTTTGTGGAATGAGAGTTTTTTGAGTTGTATCAGCAACTTCTTCCATTATTTGTTTACTTCTTACCCTTTCTTCATTTGAAAGTTTAATGGCTAATTGTTGTTCTTTCTCAGCATCTGTTGATTTCGTAAGCCAACCATATAAATAATATAAGCCAACTCCTAATGCAGCAACAACTACTACTCCTGCAGTTATAATAGCAACCATAGCACCTAATGAAAGATTGAAAAGCCATTGTGCTGCAGTATGTAAATTAGTGGCTACAGTTTGACCCATTGTTGCAACAGTTTCTTTTATTCTTATTGCAACTACTCGTAAAGTTTGGTCACCAAGCATTGCTTGAAATTCTCCAAGTCCTTGAACAGCACCTATGAGCATAGTCATTTTTGCCTGTAATTGAGCACTATTTTCTTTAGACATACCCATTACAGAACCTATTGCAAAGCCAACTTCTGCAAGTCCAGCAAGTCCACGTAAAGCAGATGTAGCAACATTTCCAAACTCTGTTCCTAAACCTTTTTGCATTCCTTTAAGGTCTCCCATTTCATCCTTCAACCTACCAATTTCAGTATTGAGAACAAGTATATCTTCTTTACTTTTACCAGCAAAGGGCATACTATTCAATGTTCTCATTGCAGTACGAAGTTCTTTGAAACTTGAACTTGCAGCATCAAGTCCTTTAAAACTATCGACAGTCTTTTGAACAGATTCACTTACACCTTTTGAAAAGTTCTTTAAATCCTTAGTTGCATCATTTAAATCATTTTTAAGATTTGCTGTATTTGCTGAGAGTCTAAGACTCAAATCTGTCATTACACCTGCCATTGTACGATATTTATTTTGATATTATATTCTATATATTCTTACACAAAAAAGAGGTTAAGCCTTTCGACTAACCTCTGTATTTTTTATCATATGCTTCAAAATCAATAACTGGTACTGCTTCTTCATCTTCTTCATCCCATGGAAATGACATTAAATCTTTTACAGTTTTTATGTCTTCTGAACCTCCTTGAGCATTGAATAGAATAAAGGTTTGAAGCCTTGTTCTTTCCCAATCTTCCCTTCTATCTCGATAATAGCATTTCAAACATTCATCCAATTCGATAGGTGTAGAATCATACATCTCATTTAAAGACATATTAAATCTACACCTAACGATTCCGAATAGTTCGTTAAAATCTACTTCCTTTTTTTTTCAATATTTCCATCACCATTTGGAAAGAATTTCTTTATCAAACTGATGAAATCTAACCAACATTCGTCTAACATGAATTCAACATCTTCTCTTTTAACAGTGAAGTTTTTGCTTTCTGCTTTATGTCCAGCTTCCATTGAATAGTAAAGTAATGGCTCTAGTATTGTGATATCGTTTTCAATATCTTCAAGAGCCTTACCAGTTTCCTCTTTAACCTTCTTTATTGCAAAATATGAGATTCGTATTGGGTACTTGTCTTCTTTGTAATTAATGTATTCTACCATATTGTATTATTTTTTTAGTTATCTATTAAGATGTTGCAGTAGTCAAAGGACCTGTTCCAGCAATACTTCCTGAGAATGTAACCGCACCATCTTTTCCACCTTTAAGTGAAAGTTTTGTGATGTAACCTACACCAGTTTCATATTTATTTGCTGCAAAGCTTGGTTTGAGAGAAATTACAATAGATGCATCTCGTTTGATATCCATTACAAGATAATCGAAACCTCTTGAAGCATCACCAGTAGTTCTACTTACTAAACCATCGAAATCAATTGACCAATCTTTATAGTCAGGATATTGTTCTTTCCATCCACCACTTATGAGTGATGTAACGTCAACCATTGACTTATTAATGTTAAGGCCATAAGAAGTTCCTACACCGAATACACTACCGTCATATTGAATGGTCATTTCTTGACCTAAAATTGTTTTTGGCATGTTGTTTAATTATTTTTAGTTGTTATATTATATATCCTCTTTATTTTTGATAGAGTATTTCAAATTGCATCAAATTAACGAAAGCCACATTGTTATTTGCATCTTCTGCATTTGAATGTGTTTCACTTAAATAGTTGATTTGACGTATAGTTGAAGATGTAAATGCTGTAAGGTAAGTACGAAAGGCATCACTTAATGATTCTGTATCTGAAGCTTTATCTGTGTATATTTCAACATAAAGTGTGTACATATTAATGAAATCTCTATCACCTACAACACCCATATCAGGGTTTCTTGTGTAAGTGTAAATAGCCCATGTTTTTGTAGCATTAAATTCAGTTGAAGTCGTATCACGGTAAATTCCATCTACTAAACTATTAAGTGTAGTATTTGCATTCATTACAGTTGATATCTCGGTTGCAAAACTCATTTCGTCTTTTTGTTATTTTTCTTGATAAAAGTTGCAATTTCTTCACCAATTTCTGTTACAGCACTATCAATTATTGGTTGAACTTGACTGTTTACTAGACTTGGTATTCTGAACTTTCCAATTATTTGCCCTCTATTTGCACCCTTTGATGTTGTTCTTTTTACTGTTCCTTTATCTGCAAATCTAATCCAGAATGAATCTGTTGTAGGTCCAGTAATAAAAGCCATTGATTTCAATTTATCCTTTGATACTTTAATACCAACTTCTGTTTTAACTGAATATGGAAGTCCAGATTTAATTGAAGTAATAACGTATTTGTTTGATGCTGCTTTTAAGTAGTTATCCAAGATTTTCTGTTCCAAATGAGCAGGTAAGTCATTCAATGTCTGAAGTAATTCAGTCATTCCTGACATACTGAAGTTTGTTTCGTTACTCATTGAATAGAATAGTGTTTATTTTTAAGGCTTCTTTTCTTCCAACTTTTTCAACACTTAGAATTTTGTAATAGTTGCCTTCATAGTTAATTCGACATTTAATATCAACATCATTTCTATATCGTATAGTCCATTCAGTTGTAGATATTGGTAATGAACCTTCAGTTGTATAACGTGTGTCAACACTTCTGATAAACATACTTGACCAAACAGTAGTAACTTCTTCATATACAGAAGTAGGAGCACCAACAGCATCTTTGCCCATTGTGCTCTTTTCTATTGTTATTAATCTATTTAGTAAGGAAGTTATCATATTACCACGAGATAGTTTTGTACGGCATAAGTAATCGTTGAATTACATCACCTCTTTTTATTGAGCCTATTGTATATGAACTTCTTTCAGTATCGTATAAGTCTGCAGCACTAATTAAAATTGCTTGTTTGACCATATAAGGACATGAAACATCAGTTACATAAAACATGCTACTATCAATAAACATATTACAGTATTCGACAGAAGCAGGTATAATTATATTTTCAATATACTCATCATCATCAAAGTTATTTGCTTCAATTCTTAAATGAGTTTTAACTTCCGAAAGAGATACTGGATATGCCATTTGTAAGTTTATTTTAAAATAAGGAGAGAACCGAAGTCCTCTCCTATATTACATTTTGCTTATAGATTAACCTATTGAAGCATTTGTTAAGATGTTGAATGCTCTTGGGTTTGCACAACCTGAGTCAAACATTCCAACTACAGTAAGGTTAATAAGTCCTTTACCTGCAGAAGTATAAGGGTCAACGATCAATTCAATTCCTTGGAAAGAACCAACAACTGCTTTGCTCCAATCACCGAAGTAAATAGTACTAGCATTTGCTTGTGGAACTCCAAAAGCAGGATATCCGTTAACTTCATTATCTGACCAAATTGCTTCTTGGTTAGTAAGTCCAGCAGTTTTCTTTAAATAAGCTTTAACAGTAGGAGTTGTTACATAAGCAGCACTTCCAATCATTAATCCACCTATTGAAGCTTCTTGTTGAACGATTTTTGAATAATCAAGAGTTCCAGCACCAAAAGTTGTTTT